AGAAAACGGATGGTGTCAAGGATTTCTTCGTTTTCATGAGAAACTCCTTGGAGGTCGTAGTCAACTATTTTAGAGAAAATATCATGGGTTTAAACCCAGTGTCATTTGACCAGAATGATGATAAGACGCTCAAGCAATGGTTGAAATCCATACGCGACTTGCAGATTAAAGATGCCGGAGACACTCTTAAATTGAACACCGCGACATATGACACTATAAAGAGCTTGAGAGTACTTGGCAGGGAGCTGTCCTCTAAGTATGATGATCTTTCAAATCGAGATTTGGATAGAGTGCGAGTTGTGGTCAAGACAGGCAACGGAGAACTCGAAAAACTGATGGAGATTTTTAAGAGGCACAATTTTGGAAAAGTTCATCTTAGACCCAAACCATTGACATTGGCCTTAATTGGAGCTTCGGGAGTTGGAAAATCAGCAGTCACTGTCCCTCTCTTGAATGCGATACTAGCAAGGACCATCAAATCGGAAGAGGAACTGGAACTTTTTGAGACAACCCCCAGTTGCTTCATATATAGTAGGGCAGCGGAGACAGGCTTTTGGGACGGGTACCATGGTCAAAAAGCGGTCGTCTATGATGATTTCTTACAGGCCAACCCAAACAAGGCCCATGGGAACATATTAAATGAAGCCTTCGAGATAATAAGAGCAAGTAACATCTTTCCGCAATTGCTACATAAGGCCCATCTAGACGACAAAGGGAATAGTTACATGGAAGCGAGAGTCATATTATGTTCCAGCAACAATATGGGACTAAAATCCGAAATGATCTCGGAAGATGAGGCCCTATGGAGGCGTTTTGAAGCCGTTGCTCAAGTTGTACCGAAGATCCAATATTGCAGACCCGGAACAGAAAAAGGACCAATACGTGAACGTAGATTGATGGACATGGACCACTTTAGCTTGGATGTCTACGAGTTCCACCTCATGAGTTACGATGGCACCAATTGGAGAACGCAGTGCACAATGCCTTACTTGGAATTTGTGGATTACCTGGTGGCCAAATATGACAATTTGAGTGTGAAAGATCATTATTACAAGGAGGAGATTGCACGGCTTAAATCTGAAGAAGTTGAAGATAAGAGATATGATTTGGCTGCCGAGTTCTTCGATGATGAAGAGTCTTCTAAAACTGAAGTCCCTTATGAATCTAGCAGCAGTGAGTTCCACGTACAAAGTGCTTTTGAAGAGGCCCAGGCCTTGGTCGAAAAGGAAAGATCCAGAGCACAAAAGATTTACAACTACTTCGAGGAGATCTTCAGCTATCTTAAAGTTGCGACCGATAAGCTTCTAAACTGGTTCAAGGAGAAGGTTAAAGAACACCCAATAATTTCGTTGCTCACAGCGACCATTGGGGCTCTTTCAATTGTCAAATTTTGTAACAGTTTTAGGAAGTGTCAACCACAAAGTCACGCATATCATGAACCGCGAGTTGAGAAGAAATGCAGTAAAGCCAGGACAAAAGGAAAGTTGTTAAGTTTCTTGTATCCTGAAAATGATGGGTCACCTTTCACTGAGGCGATGCGCAGTGTTATACGCAAGAACAGCTATGTTATTTCAACAGAGTGGTCACAAAGAGCGGGTCTCGCTCTTGTACTCAAGGACAAACTTGTTGGTCTCAACGCCCATTACTACCATTGTTTCAAGAAGAAAGACCCTGAGTCCGATATCACTTTCACACCACTGGTTGCGTGGTGCAACGATTCAGACCACTGCGCTGTTAAGATCAAGATCGCCCATTTGCTAAGAAACCCCCCAACAAAAGAGATGGAGAGCAGAGATTTCTGGGTAGTCAACATCGAGAACATGCGCCCACACAAAAGCATCGTTAACCACTTCGTTGAAGAGAAATTCTTGTCCAATTCAACGAACATCCCATTTCTTATGGTTAGAGTTTCACCAATTGATAAAGAGATAAACACATACGATGGTTACAGCCCTCTGACAGATTTAAAAGCGGTTGGTTTACCAATGATGGACAACGTCATCAAGTACCAGGTACCGACGACTGCGGGAGACTGTGGCTCTGTAGTCTTCGTCAACGACAAACATAGTGTGGGCACTTTGCTTGGTTTACACTACTGCGGGAATGGCAGTTATGGTGCCGCCACAATTTTAACCAGACAATTTGTAGAATCCATTACAACCAGTTACCTACCCCAGTGTTCCGACCTCGAAAACGGTTGTTTGTTTCACCTAAGACCAATAACTCTCAATCTTGGAGACCACGATATAAAACCACCAAAATGTGCCAAAGAGACGACATCAGATGAATTAGTAACTTCTTTTGGGCTCGAAAGAATAGGGACCGTTGAAAAACCTTTACACGTATGCAGGAAGAGCAAATTAAGGACCACACAGTTTTATAGTGTTTTTGATAGATACATCTATAAATTCAAGTACCCTGCGGTTTTGGTGGCAGACCCTGACCCTTACGATGTTGCCATCTCCAAATATGCGACCCCTGATTGCCATATTGGGAGCTTCTTTTGCACTCTGGCATCTCAAAATTACATGGAAAAAATTAAAAAACACTCTTTTAATGATCCTAAGGATGTTCTTTCATTTGAAATAGCTTGCACCGGCACGCATGGAGACTCGTCATGGAATTCCATTCCTCGCAAGACGTCCCCAGGTTACCCTTGGTCAGATATATGCAAAAAAGGTGGGAAAAAAGACTTCTTTGGAGAGGAAGGCGATTACACCTTTGATTCACCACAATGTCAGCTCTTGAGAAAGCGCGTTGAATATGTGATATACAAAGCTAAACAAGGTCAAAGATTGCTACATCTTTATTGTGATGCCATGAAAGATGAGCTTAGATCCGAGGAAAAAGTTGTTGCTAAAAAAACACGTTTGATCTCGGGAGCACCTCTCGATTATGTCGTCTGTTGTAGGATGTACTTTGGCTCATTTGTGTCATCCTTTATAAAACGACGCATATATAACGGCTCAGCCGTTGGGATCAACGGTTACAGCATAGAGTGGACGGATCTAGC